GTAGCATGGCATCAGGATGGGGGCAGATGCCGACCTTGCATCGTGGCCGCCTGCAGATACAGGTTGCCGTCCATCAAGGTGAGGGCATGGAAACAAGTGACGCTATGGTCATGCATCTGATCACTCAGTTTAACCGGAAACATATTGGCGCCATTCATTTTGGGCAAGCCAATGTGCAGACACCGATCAAGGATGATGGCGTTGTTATCACAACAATCACGATCCGGTTTCATGCGCCATTGCGCTAACTCCGATCAATAAGGAACATTTACATATGTTAGCATTAGCCGAACAAACTGTCCTTGGCTGGGCAGAAGAAACGCAATGGGGGCATGCCGCCAAAACCGGATTTACGGCCATTCCGCTTATCACGGAAAATCTGGCCGGAGCGCGGCGGCAAATCCGTTATCAGTCGTTGCATCCCGCGCATCTGGGGCAAAAGCTGATCCATGCTGATGAACGTGCAGGCGGTGAGGTGGAATTATATCCAGATATCGGGTTATTGCGCCATATCCTGAAAACCGTGCTGATGACGACTATCACCGAACATGTGATGACAGGCCATTTCAACTTGCCGTCACAAGATCAGATTACTCTATCGTCTGATTTTATCGCAAGCTGGCAAAAAGAAGATATCCTATGGCTGACCAACAGCCAGAATGATGATGGCCAGTGGGTGACGTTCCAGCCAAATGTAACCGGAAGCGCAACTGGCCGTCTGATTGCTGGTGACGGCACCACCATTAGTAGCAATGCCAATCGTAATCTGCGGCTCCGGCGGTTTGATCCGGGGCAAGTGCAGCGGTCATGGACATTGTTGAAAAAATATGGTGATGCCGATGACTGGATGCAGCTGAAAGGCATGATGATCCGGCGGTTAGAGATTGCTACCACAGCGGATCATATGTTGCGCGCGGCGGTCAGCTTTATGGGCAAATCCATGAAGGTTGCATCCGGCCAGCATCCGGCTATAGCACAGGCAGATCAATCCGCACCCATATTTCTGGGGGCTAGTGATATCCGTTTATTTTTACGGCAGGCTGATGGTGATATTGTTGATCTAACCGGCCAGACAGATATATCGCTGTTAGGGTTTCGTCTGGTGCTGGAACAATCCGGTTTATCGCCGCGTTACGGGCTTGGTTCACGCTTTCCGGATGCGATGCTTGGCGGCCAGCTGATGGCATATGGCACGATTGATCTGATGGGTAATCACCATGATGTGATGGGCTGGTTTTCGCAAGCTGAACCGGTTGAGCTGTTCTGTCAGATTAACGTCAATCAGAATACCGGTTTCGGGTTTCGTATTCCGCATATGATGATGACCGAGCTTACTAATGCTGCGCTGGTATCTGGTGAGCCGGTTCGTCACCATTTGCGTTTTGATGCAGCGGCAGGAACAGACAGCAAGATGTCCTCTCTTATTCATCTTTATACAACGTAAAGGCAACTCATGACCATATTTGATACCGATGATGATACCAATGATCTGCTAGATCGTCTTGGCCAGATTTCAGTCATGCTGGAACAAGCCACCCGCAAGCTGGATAATCAGAATATTGAAGCGATTATCGCAAACATGTCAGCGCGGCTGGAACGGCAACTGGCAAGCCAGATAGAACATCTGGTCAATAACGCACTTTCGGCCATGTTTTCTGGAACATCTGGCGGCGGTCAGGCTGGAATTGGCACAATTTTATCCACCTTTCTTCCGCGTCTGGCAAAAGGCGGTGTTGTTGATGGCGCAACCAGTTTTGCCATTGGTGGTGAAGCCGGCCCCGAAGCAGTATTGCCGCTTAAACGCATGTCAGATGGCCGGCTTGGTGTCGCGGCGGATACATCCCATAAAGCTGATCCGGTACAGTTAAATGTGACAATCAACCAGCCTGTGGATAATGGCGGGGATCATGTGACAATTAATGGTGATGGTATGCCGCTTGATGATCTGGCTGATCTGATCAGCCGGGCTATTGATGACGCGATTGATACACGACTGGCAGACCACCATCGTCAAGGTGGTATCCTTGGTCGCGGCCAGATCGGGGGTGGATGATGACAGCATTATCATTGCCGGCTATTGCGCCCTCGCGTTCCACACGAATGACAGCACGCCATCATGTGAATCATATCCGGTTTGGGCAAGGCCATGGCGTGCGTGTGCGTGACGGCGTTCAGCCGATTGATATTCGCTGGAATGTGGTCTGGGAAGGATTGCTATCTGCGGATGCAGGCCGGTTTCAATCAGTGCTGGAACAAAGCGGTGGTATTAACAGCTTTCTCTGGCAACCACCGGGGGCAAATACCAGCCATACGTTTATCTGTACCGAATGGCAGATTGTTCCCTTGACGAATGAATATTGCAAGCTGATCGCGACATTAACACAAGTCATATCATAAGCCGGTATGATAGGAGAAACCCCATGATTGATAACCGCATTAGTCAGTCAGCGGCACGGTCAGATGAAGTCACTATCATTGAGCTTTTTGATGTGACATTTGCTGATGGCTCTGTTCTGCGATTTACCCCTAGCCATCCGGTCGCGGTCAGTTTTGCCAGTCATAGTTACCAAGCGCTACCGATTACGGCTAGAGGATTTAAATGGTCAGGTCATGGTGCTTCGCCGCGCCCTGTTCTGGAAATATCCAATCATGGGGGACTGTTTTCATCACAGCTGGATCATCCTGATCTGATCGGTTGCGCGGTTATCCGGACATTAACATTTATAGATGAATGTGATGCGCCATTAGGTGATGGTGGCGGCGCGTCATTTACGCCGGAACGCTGGATTATTGAACGGATCACCAGACTGGACGAAGACATGGTGAATATGGAACTGGCATCGGCGGCTGATCTGGAACAGATGATGCTACCGGCACGCGTCATGCTGGCCGATTTATGCCAGCACCGCTATCGGCAATGGGATCAGTCCGGCCAGATATTCGATTATACAAATGCTACCTGTCCATATACGGGTTCAGCCAGCTTTGATGCCAATGGTGATCCGGTGGCTGATCCGGCCAGAGATCAATGCTGTCTCCGGCTTGGCACAGGTTGCAAAAAACGCTTTACCGGCGCGTTGCCATTTCTGGGTTTTCCCGGCCTTCAGTAAATATAGCCTGCAGTAAATGTTGTTTGCTGCATCGTGCATTAATGGAGAAAAATAATGAATATATCGCTGGCGGCACAGCATGCCATGTTTCGTCATGCGCGGGATATGGCCGCAAAAACCCCGCCCGAAGAATCTGTTGGTATTCTGTCAGATGGGCAATATATCGCTTGTCCCAATCTGTCGGTTTATCCGGAAAAATCTTTCCGGCTTGGCCATGATATTCTGTCACAGCATCAACCGGTTGAGGCAATTATCCACAGCCATCCGGGAGGAAATGCCTGTCCATCCTTACATGATATGCGTCAGCAAATGGCCAGTCATATTCCGTGGGTGGTGATTGTTGTTCCGACTGCTGGTAAACCGGATATTCCCGAATGCTGGTTTTCATGGGGGCATCCTCCACAGCTTGATTTGCTGGCCGGTTATCGGCATGGCGTGACAGATTGTTATGGGCTGATCCGTGGCTGGTTTCATGACAAAGCCGGAGTAATCTTGCCGGATTATCCACGGGAATGGGAATGGTGGCATGGCAAAGAAAATCTGTATCTGGATCATTTTGCAGATGCCGGATTTGCCTCCATATCTGCCATATCGTCCTCATCAGCTATCCGGCGTGGTGATGTGTTTCTGGCGGCGATCCGTTCGCCGGTTCCTAATCATGCGGGCATTTATATCGGTCATGGTGTGATCCTTCATCATCTGGCCGGAGCAAGATCAGCTGATCCCAGCCGCTTACCCAGAAAGGAACCAGTGGAAAGATGGAAACGATTTATAACAACGTGGTTGCGTCACCCCAAAACCGGATAACCGTTCATCTGCACGGTGCGTTAAGCCGGTTCGGCGCGGCGATTGATGTCATTGCCGACACTCCCATTGCCGCGATTGCGGCGGTAGCCAGTATGATAGACGGCTTTGCCAGTCATTTGAGGCGCGGGCAATATGTGGTGAGTGATACGCAGGATCAGCTGATATGCGGGGCTGATCTGATCCGGCCGTTTAAACCGGTATCGGATGGGGTTTTGTCTATGCGGATAACCCCCGAAGTCACCGGTTCAGCCAATGGACGCGGCAAGGCCGTGCTAGGGCTTACGTTACTGGGATTGAGCTTTATTCCCGGTGTCCAGCAAGGGCTAACCGCTGGCTTTTCGGCTTTAGGCCAGAATATTGGCGGCGCACAGACAGCCACCGCTTTTGGTCAGTTTGGTAGCCAGTTATTAGGCCGGAGCGGGGCGTTGCTGTTGTTAGGTGGTGCGGCAGATATGCTGGCACCGCAAGATCACGCCATCGCCGGTCAGTTACGATCAAGTAGCATCACACCGCCAGCCGTCACCGGTCAGGGGGCGGCCATGCCGCTAGTTTATGGCCAGACGATTATTCATCACCCTATTATCATCTCATCAGGATTGAGCATTGAAACAGAAACCCATTAAATCACAGACCCCATTACCTTCCGATATCACAGGGGCAGGCGGTAAATCTGGCGGTGGTTATCAAAGCTATCAGGGGCAAAGTGTAACCAATAGCTTGACCACATCCGGACAGGTGAAAGCCGTAGCGGTTCTATCTGCTGGCCCTATCGAAGGGCTGGTAAATGGTGAGCAATCGGTTTTCCTTGACGGCACGCCTTTTGCCAATGCTGATGGAACCCATAATTTCGAAGATGTGAGCTGGCAGGTGACGCAAGGCGCACTGGATCAGGACGTTCTGTCTGGTGACGGATTTAATCAGGTTGAACGCGCGGTTGGTGTTGGCCAGACATTATTGCCATCACAGGCCATGATCCGTTCTGGCACTGGTGACGCGGCACGGCTGACATTGAAGTTTCCACAAGGGCTGATCCAGAATACAGATACCGGATATCTGCCTGCTGGAATTAAAATCCGTATAGAAACCCGTCGCCTGCCCGATGGCCAATGGCGGCAGGTTTATGAAAAAGACATAAACAAAAAACAGGGCTCACCGTTTGAGCTGGATATCCAGCTTAAAGCACCTGATGCACATCCCAATCCTGCTAGTAATCGTATATCGCCTTCGCGATGGTCAATCCGTGTCACGCGGCTTACTCCGGCCAGAGATCAGCTGACGGTCAATGATCAGGTGCAATGGGGTGTTCTGACATGGATTAATCATGATCAGCTGACTTATGCGGGGGTTAGTGTGATGGCGATTGCCGCTGGTTCACGCGGGATATCCGGCCGCTTGCCGCGATTATCACTGGCGGTGAAAGGCCGGCTTGTCCGCTTGCCGTCAAATTATGACGTGGCTAGCCGTCGCTATACCGGTATCTGGGATGGGCTGTTCGTCATGGGCTGGACAAATAATCCGGCATGGGTGCTGTTTGATCTGCTCACCGATAGCAATTGGGGGCTTGGATTGTCGCTTGATACGGTCAGCCGTTATGATTTCTATGCGCTGGCCAGATATGCCGATGGCATGGTCAATGATGGTCATGGCGGTCAAGAGCCGCGATATTGTTTTGATGGCGTGATCCGCAACCGCGAATCCGCCGCACAGTTAATTGCCCGCATATGCGCAGGTTACAGGGCGGCGTTATTCTGGTCGGCAGGCCAGTTGCGATGCGTGTTTGATCATCCGCAAGAGATTTGTCTATGGCTGACCAACGCGCATGTTGAACATGGCCGGTTTGTGTATAGCACGGCACCGCGCCAATCATGGTTCAGTCATGCGGTGGTTAGTTTTGATGATGCCGATAGCGCATTATCCGGGGCATCATCCGGACAGGGTGTAGGGGTGGAGGTGGAAACCAGCCCGAGCTTGCTGGAACGGCATGGATTCCGGCAAAAGGATGTCCGGCTTACAGGATGCCGTCGCCGGAGCGAAGCCAGACGACACGCCCGATGGATGCTGGAATCCGCCGAAGCAGGTCTGCATAGCATCAGCTGGCGTGCTGGTCTGGATCATTTTGCTGATCATCCGGTGCGGCCGGGTGATGTGGTGGCGATTTATGATGGCCACCGGCTGGGCAGTGATGCCTTGCCTATCCGAATGACGGTTATGGGCGATACGGTGACCACGCGTCATGCGCTGGCGGATCAGTTTCGCGCGGCACCGGCGTTACAGATGCGCTATCAAACCGCAAATGGCTGGGCAAATGCGGCAATCACTGTGGCGGATCAGGTGACAGATGGCATGGCAACAGCGATCATTGCACCAGTTGATCCGGTTGGCTGGGCAGCACATGCTGCGCCCTTGGCTGACGGGATTGGCATTATTCATCACGCCGTTATACCGCCAGCTGATACGCCAGCAAAAGTGGCAACTGCCGCGCTCTATCGCGTGGTCAGTCTGCGCGAGATTGGCCGATTTCAGGTTGAGGTTGATGCCGTGCGCCACGATCCGGATAAATATGCGCGCATTGATGCGGCGGCTACAGCAATACCGGTCAAGCAGACAGGCATTGATTTTTCGGCTGATTTACCGGTGGCTGATGGTCTGGCATGGCGGCAACTGGCTGATGGGGCTGGCCGTGATATCTATCTGAGCTGGACACCACCACAAGACCCCCGATTAGCACAATGGCAGATAACGGCAGACCATGCGGAACGTGATCAGCAACAGATACGCATATCCGGTAGCAACGCGGTGCTAAGGGATATGGCGGCTGGGGTGTGGAAAATTTCCTTGCGCGGGGTGGATTGGCTTGGCCGGACAGGGCGGGCGGCGGCAATTGATATTGTGGTACGGCCGGATGCGTTAGTGCCAACACGGCCATTGTCGCTACGGCTGATTGCCGGTTACGAACAGCTAGCCCTGACATGGAACATGCCAGATGGATTTGCCGATGCCAGTGTTGAGATATGGGAATATCCGGCGGCGGCAAATGCTGGCGGTGTGCTGATGGATACGGTAAAGGCAACGCAATGGATATCGCTAGCGCGGGTTGCTGGTGCGATGGCATGGTTCCGGCTTCGGCTCCGGCTGGCGGGTGGGACAACATCGCCGCTGACCAGTGTTATATCCGGTGCCGCGCAAGCCCTGCCTGTTCCCCGAAATGGCCAAGATGGTAATGATGGAGTAGACGGAACACGCGGCGGCATCATGACAGCCATGATGGTAACAGCGGCGCGTTGGCGGGGGGCGGATGCGCTGGCGGCTTTGCGCTTGCTGGTAACTGGGGCGGCGGTTGCCGGTGATCTGGTGACATTGTATCGTATCGGCGCGGCGGCATGGTCGGAAACCCGCCGCTATAATGGGCGTATCTGGGAAAAAACAGATGCCGTGCTATCCGGTGATCAACTAACCACAACGTCGGTTCCGGCGAGCCGGTTAAAACTGGACGGCGCGACGCTGGTGGTGGATACGGCAAGCGATGCCTTGACCATTGGCCAGCTGAATGCCAGCCATATTACCAGCGGCCAGTTATCGTCGCGTGGTTATGTTGCTGGTGAAAAAGGTTTTCATATAAACATGTCTGGCGCGGCAGAGTTCAATGAAGCGGTTATTCGCGGGGCATTGATTGGCGGCAGAGTAGAAAGCGCAACGCTGGTGTCCAGCCTAAGCACCATCCCGACTGAGGCAGGGAAGCCATATTTAACGCTTGAAAATATCCGGCCGCTAGGGTTTCAGGAAACCAGCGTTGCTAACCGGATATTGACTCTGGGCCCGTTAATGATCCCACAGGATCAGGCATCGCTCCGGCTAGGGGATGCCAGACATATCGTCATGGCATGTGATGATCCGTATCAATCCGTGGCCGGTGCCGCGATTAACCCGTATTTTTCGCGTTTCTGGGCATATGCACCAGCCATGCGGATCACATCGGCCATGTCACGAACAGGCCAGCCATGGGGCGAGGATATCAATACCGGCCGGATACAATGTCGGGTGGAAAACACAAATGGTGATAAAATTGCCGAAAGCGGCATTTTTGATCTGTCTGCTGATAGCCGCTGGCAGATTGGTGGCCAGAACGCCGCATGGACAGGGATTTTATCAGCCAGACACGGGTTTAGTCATGGATCGCTAATAAGTATCAGCCGAACCGTCACGCATCATGCGGATGGTCGCCGGTATTTCACCGATGGGCTGGCTATTGATATTCGGCTTGGATTCCGGTTTTCGTGGCAGAACAGCTGGCCAGAAGGAGTGGGAATACGATTTAAAATTTTACTGGACTTTCAAAACACACGGATAAATTTTAATGTAAGTCATGCCTTATCACAAAACACAAAAATAGAAGGAAAAACAATTGATGGTTAACAATTATGAAACTCATGACGATATTGATCTCTGGCTTGCCTTGCTGATGGAAGGCCCGCTTGCTACAGATCCGGACGCGGCGGCGATATCAGATGGTGCAAATATCATTGTTGCTGGTACCCGGCCGGAGGTGGGGGTATCCACCAAATGCAGATCATTGCGGCAACTTGCCGAAAAACGTGGCGAGAACGTAACTATACTGGATGCTGGCGTGATCAGCGAAGCTTTGCTGGAAAATCTGACTAAGCATGATGCCTTTAGCGGGGGTATTCTGATCACGCATAAAGGCGTTACCCCAGAAGAAGCGGCACGCTGGCTAGGCGGATTGGGGGTATCCACCCGGGCGCGGTATGTGGCGGCACGTTATCCGTGGCAGGCCGATGATGATCTGATGCTGGGACGTGATCACATTCTGAAAATGCTGGATTTGACGGTTTATCGCCATGTGCTGGGTCAATTGCCGGAAAACGCGCCAGAGATTAAGGCATTGCGGAAATTCACCGAAGAATTGCGCAAATCCAGGCCGGAATAAACCCGACCGGCAGAGCGCGTGACAAACGGCTGTATGCATGGGCATAACGGTGGCTGGCTATGGTTTAGTGATTGATTTCATTAATATTATCAATCACTAATAAGTTGTAAAAATGTAACGGGAAATAAAATTATTCAGGAAAATATGTGGCTTCTTATGGCTAACCGTCGATTCTTGCCCGATAACAGGGTCAAGCGATGAGGATGTGTTTTAGTTGTTCCACCAGTAGTATCCCGGCGCCTCATCAAAGTTCAATGGACGGATAATCCGTCCCTGCTTTGAGGATACTCAAAATGAAAAAAATTATACTTGCTACAACGGCGCTTGTTTCCGTTGGTTTTGCCGGTTCTGCACTGGCACAGGAATCCATGGTTATGGGTCCAATGGGTGCAGAAGCGCATCTGGGCGGCTTTTATGAATATCGTTATACCGATTCTTCCGATAGTCTGTCATCATCTTCTGCAGATGCTGAAATTTTTCTCAGCTTTTCAACCGTCAGTGATAGTGGCCTGGAAATTGGTGTAGACTATCAGCTGGAAGCCAATACTGGTTCAACAACAAATGTTGACGAAGCATCACTTTATGTTGCTGGTGAATTTGGCCGTGTTGTTTTCGGTGAAAATGATCACGCCAGTGATTCGTTCCAGACATGGGCACCAACACATGCCGGTTCAATCGGTCAGGATGACTCAAATGATAGTGCGTTTTACGGCTGGGCTGGTAACGCACAGTATAGCGATGATGCAAAAATCGCTTACTTCTCACCTAGCTTCAGCGGCTTTGCCTTTGGTGTTTCCTGGCAGGAAGCCACAACGGCTGATGATGACGGGGCAGTTACCGGTGGTATCACCTATTCAACAGAAATCGCAGATAGCTTTGATCTAACGCTTAATGCGGCCAGCTTTAATAATGGTAAAGATGGTTCAGACGAAGATTCAAGCACATCTCTGGGTGCTGATTTAGGTATAGGTGATTTCGCTGTCACACTGGCCACAGTTGATTATAACGCTGCGTCCAGCCGTACTGGTCTGGGTCTGGGTTATACGATCAGCGATGATCTGTCTGTTGGTGCATATTTCGCCGAGCAGGGTGACAAGGAATGGAACTCATTCTCTGCACAATATGTGATTGCTTCTGGTCTGACCGCAACACTTGCGCGCAATGGTGTTGAAGATAACGGCACTGATGCAGACGAACTGGTATTCGAAATTGGCGTCAGCTTCTAATTCGGATATCCGGAACATATCAGGGGTCGTTCTGATCCATATCAGATAAACAATCCCAATACCTATGAGGGGGAAATCCCTCATAGGTGTTTTTTTATAAAATAGATAAATAAATAAACACTCTTTCATTGCCTATTGATGCGACTGTTCAAAAAATAGAAAGCGCGAAAGAAGTACGTTTTGTCACGGAGGGCAATATCATGACGACACGGACTGCGACTGATGCGCGTGCAAATTTGTATAAGCTTATTGACGATGTGTCGACAAACCATGAGCCTGTGGTCATCACGGGTAAACGCGGAAATGCCGTTCTTTTGGCTGAGGAAGATTGGAATTCAATCTCTGAAACTCTGCATTTGATGTCTGTGTCGGGCATGCGAGAATCCATTTTGGAAGGCATGCAGGAACCTCTTGGTGCGGCATCAGACGATACGCTTTCTGCAGAAGACTTCGCAGAAGATATCAGGGATTTTGATTTTCGTGTGAATAAGCCGACGATCTCATATGATGAACTTGTTGCAAAGCTAAAGGCAAATGACACTTTATCGGATTATTTATATAATCGATGTCGATAATTATGTGATTAAAATCATCAAAATTGGCCACCGGAAAGACGTTTATCAGACAAAAAGATAAAGTCGTCCGCCTGTATGATCAAAGCCGGCATGGATGGCAAATGCCCTAACCCCCCTGATAGCAATGTCAGGGGTTTTTTTTGGCTTTTTTAACCAATCATAACAACCCATCATAGCGAAAGGAAACGCGCATGATACCGCCTGCCATTATTTTGCCAGTCATTGATCTGGTGCTGGATAAAATCACCACTCCGGGCAAGGAAAGAGAAGCCGCGAAAACCATAGCGGCTGAGATTCTGGCCGATGAAAAACAGATCAGGCCATTATATCAGGCCATTGACCGGATGAACGAACAGCAAGTCGCGCTCAATCAGATCGCGGCGACATCAGATCATATCTGGCAATCTGGCTGGCGACCGGCGGCAGGCTGGATTTGTATTGTGGCACTGGGCTGGCATTATCTGCTTGAACCGGTGCTGACCTCTGCCTTGATCATATGCGGGCTGAACCTGCCGCCCTTGCCGCGTGCGGATTTCAACGATTTATGGACGTTACTGCTAGCCCTGCTGGGGATGAGCGGTTTGCGAAGCATTGATAAAAAAACCAGAACAACTCCGGCTGGAAAGGACAGCACCCGATGACAGACAAACATGAAAAAATGATCAGCAAGGTAAACCCTGACTGGAATATGATTATTGAACAGGCGGCGAAGCGCGGGGCAAGCAAAGCGCTGGCCGAAATAGGGCTGGATGATCAGGCCGCTTGCCGTGATGTGCGTGATTTGCGCGAATTGCTAACCAATTGGCGGCGCATCCGGCGTGAGGCGACACGGTCGCTCATTACGTTTGGCGTGCGTGCTATTCTGATCTTTATGGTGCTGATGGCGGCGTTTGTGATTAGCACCGGCTTCGGCACTGGGATAGGACGGTAACCCAATGACCCGAATAGCAATCCCACGAAAACCGGATAAGCCATTCCGCTTTAGCCTGCGTAGCGAAGCTCATCTAGACACCGTCAACCCTGCATTAGCGGCGGTGGCAAGGCGGGCGCTGGCCTTGACACGGGTGGATTTTGCCATCATTTCCGGCCGCCGGAATATGGCGGAACAACGCCGTCTGGTGCGGCAGGGCGCGTCACGGATATTGCATTCACGGCATCTGTCCGGCCATGCGCTTGATCTGGTACCACTTGATCCGGTGACAGGCAAAGGCCGGTTTTCACGCGATCTGGCCGTTGAGGTTGCGGTCGCATTCTATGAAGCCGGATATCAACTGAACACGGCGATACGCTGGGGCGGCATGTGGGCGGATTTTGAGGATATCCCGCATATGGAAATACCGGATATGTCTGCCAGAACCTTGTGATAGGGGGATTGCTTGGAGATTGCATCATAAGGTGTAAACCATTCATTAAATTTAGTTTTTCGAATTCCTTCATCCTTTTCTCTTGGTGATTCCGTTAATCCTTATTATATTGATGACATGGATGAATAAACTTTTCTGGAGCAGTTAGTATTTTAAAGCGTTTAGTCAGCATCAACTCCTGCGATTTTAAATCGGAGCAGAATATAATGATAAAAATTATGACGTACTTCACGGCTTTGATACTTCTTCCGACAGTTGCTTTCGGATTTGTGAAATCGGGCTTTAGTCATCACAGTGACATTTACTTTATTGCCTTTGGTTTTGCAATTTTAGTATTTATTCTGGTGTTGGTAATTGGAATTGGCTATGCCACCCACTGCAGCGTGTTACTGTCCAATGATGTCAGTTCTTTGAAAGATGATTCAAAGGAGTTAAGCAAGCAAGTAAATAAATTGGAGAGAACAATAAGCAGTGTGCAAGACACTATTTATCAGATAGCTGGTAAACATTCACCTGCTCAAAATAAAAGCCCAACGCAGTTAACGGATTATGGTCGTAAAATTTCAGATAAAATTGATGCAGATGAGCTAGTTAGAAAATATGTTGAAAATGTCATTATTCCGGATAATGCGAATGCTTACCGTATTCAAGCGGCTTGTTTCACATATGCTAATAATGATTTAATGGATGATGCTACTCTTGAAGAACAGAACAAGATTGAAGAATACGCATTCCATACTGGTGATCCTATTTCTTTTGCTTTTACAGTGGTTGGAATTAAGATGCGTGATCATATCCTAAAACGCATGAATATGCTTGTAGATGACGTGGATAACCACACCGGATAATAAAGATCATTAGAAATAATAATCAATAAAACAGTGCTATCTGATTTCTGGGCTCATATTGTCCGGTCGGCGGCGAACGCGGCGGCGGTGATTAATGCATCTGCTACATTGCCTGATGCGGCATCGGCAATAATCTGGCCTGCTGTCATGGCATGTGATCTGGCGATATCCAGCGACCGTGCAATCGTATCATGCTTATTCATCAAGGAAAGCGCGGAATCCAGATCGCCATCACAAATATCGCCCTCGCCCAGACAGCGTTGCCAGAACGCCTGTTCATCCGGATTGCCATCCTGCCATGCCAGCATGACCGGCAGGGTGATCTTGCCTTCTTTGAAATCATCGCCATGGGATTTGCCCATGCCTTCGGTTGTGGCGGCATAATCCAGCGCATCATCGGTGATCTGAAACGCTGTCCCAAGCGCCATGCCATAGGCGGCAACTGCCGTTGTTACGGCGGTATCAGCACCGGCAACCATCGCACCGGATTCGCCAGCGGCGGCAAATAATTCAGCGGTTTTGGCGCGAATAACCCGGTAATAATCATCAACAGGCGCGGCCGGATTGCCGGCAAGGATCATTTGATCAATCTCACCTTCTGTGATGCGGGCGGCGGCATTGGCCAGCCGTCCCAGTACCTTGATCTGATCTGTTTCGACCATCAGCTCAAAGGCGCGGGCAAATAGAAAATCCCCAACCAGAACACTAGCCTCATTCCCCCATATCGCGCTGGCGGTTTTATTGCCGCGCCGCATATCGGATTCATCAATCACA